TTATCCATCGACTTCTATCGCAAGTCCTGATTTGAATTCCACAACCACCTTCTCATCGTAAACCGTAATCTTTTCGATAAGCCGTCTGACCAGGGCTTCGGAGTATTTCGTAATCTCCCTGACCTGCTTGTCGAGAAACTCTGTCATATCTTCCATTCTTTCTATCTGTTCCTGCTTCAAAGCGGATTCCATCATGATTTCGTGCTTTTCTTCCCGCAGGTTTAAGATCTCATCACCGATGCTTTCGATTATCTCTTCATCCCGTCCGGCTTTCAAAAGTTCTTCCTGTTTCTCTTTGATGTCCTGATCAACTTGGGAGATTTTCTCAATCTCACCTGCGCCGATTACCGCAAGGATATTCTCTTTCAGCATCGGAAGGACGCTCTCTCGCTTTGTCCATGCATCGTTTACCGCCGTCACTACCGCCGCTTTCAGTTCTTCTTCCTTCAGCGTTCTTGCCGGGCAGTCCGGACCGTTCTTTTCCACTCTGCTTGCGCATCGCCAAACGGTTGACTTGACACCGCGGTTATTCCATTTGATACGGCGGAAAACATCCCCGCAGTGACCGCATATTACAATTCCCGAAAGCGCGTACTTTCCGCTATATACTCTTTTCTTTCCGTCTGTAATCAGATTAGACCTTCTTTTTATCTCTGCCTGGACTCGCAAAAACACATCTTTATCTATAATCGCTTCATGGCAGCCTTCCACATAATACTTTGGAAGATTGCCGTCGTTTTGGCTTCGCTTCTTCTCAAGAACACTGACAGTATATGTTTTCTGCAACAGGGCGTCACCGATGTATTTTTCATTTGTGAGGATCTGTCTGATGTTGCTTTCCCACCACTTCGTATTTCCCGCTCCGTTTTTTATTCCGTCTTTCTCAAGCCCCCGTCTGATCTGCAGAAAGGTTTTACCGTCCATATATTCCGCGTAAATCCGCCTTACAATTTCAGCTTCCTCCGGAACGATGATGAGTTTCCCATCTTCATCTTTTGTATAGCCGAGGAATCGATTGTGATTGACTCTGACTTTTCCCTGCTGATTTCTGAACTGAATGCCAAGCCTTACATTTGCCGAGATGGATTCCGATTCCTGCTGCGCAAGCGCGGCCATAATGGTCATCAAAACCTCGCCTTTGGAATCGAGCGTATTGATATTTTCCTTTTCAAAGAACACCGCTATGTTCAGAGTTTTTAGTTCTCTTGTGTATTTCAGGCAGTCCACCGTGTTTCTTGAAAATCTGCTGATGGACTTGGTAAGGATCATATCGATTTTCCCAGCCTTGCAGTCATCAATCATGCGGTTAAAGGATTCACGCTTTGCCGTGTTCGTGCCGGAGATCCCATCGTCTGCGTAGACTCCTGCAAACTCCCAGTCAGGATTGCCCTGGATATAGGAATTATAATGCTGAACCTGCATTTCATAACTTGATTCCTGCTCTTCATACTCTGTGGAAACTCTGCAGTAGGCGGCAACGCGAGTCTTTTGGCTGTCTTCCTTAGCCTTCTGCGTGCCGATGGTTCGTCTGGCCGGTATGACCGTAATTTTTTGCGCAAGTCCCATTAAACCCCGACCTCCTTTATCCTGCTATAGATGTATTCCGCCTGTTTGACAGGACCCTTATACTTCTTTTCTGCTTTAACCATCTTGAATTTTGTAAAGACTGCCGGCGTATATCTCTCTTTCTTCCTGTTCTCACGCCCGAGCGCTTTTTCCCTTCGCTTTCTTTCCGCTTCAGCGGCATGAAAAGTTTCTTCATCAATCAGCTGAGGGTAGTACTCATCGCCAAGGTAGCGTTTGTTCTGCATGATGTTCTTAACCCTGCTGTGCGTAATATCAAGGCCTGCCATTTTAGCGGATGCCTTCATGGTAAGCCCTAAAAGGTACCCTGCATAAATTGTTTTTATCTGCTCTGCTTCTTCTTCATTGATAACGGCTTTTCCGTCCACAATGTCATATCCCAGTGGCGTATGTTTCATATTATCTCATCCTTTCTCTGAATACCGGTCCGCACTTCATGAAAAAGCCGATTTCCGCTTTGTTATAAATTTCTATATGATCAACGTGTTCTGTAAAAAGTTCTTCTGAGAACTCCGTCAGCAGTTCGCCTTTCGCCGCAAATCTCAAGAGCGCCGCCAGATCTTTTTTCTTCTCATATCCACTGTTTATACCGTTTGAAAGGGATTCTTTTTCCTGCTTGAGATTGTTTTCTTCGTTTTTTAGTGCATCGGATTTCTCCTGATATACCGCAGGATCAAGCAGTCCTTTGCAGAAGAATCCGTCTATGGAATATCTTCTTTTCATCAGTTCTTCCAGAGATTCGTCTATCTCGGCAATATGGGATAAGTTCTCTTCGTTTACCTGGATTTCAAGATTGCCGTTTAGCGGAAGAAGGATTTCATTCCTCGCAAAAATGAGTTTGTTCATCATGGTGGCAAAGGCGGAGCGAATGGAATCCTCCCTTACCGGTAATTGGCTGCATTTCTCTTTGTTCGTGATATGCAGGCTGCAGGTGTAGCACGCCCCTGTATCTCTTGCCTGGCGTTTCCATTTGCTTTTGCATTCTCCGCATATAATCTTTCCTGAAAGCGCATTCCTTGGAGACGCTTTTCCCGTGCGGATATTCTTTTCCTTTCGATTGAACTCCAGGACTCTTTTTGCTGCTTCAAAGGTTGTCCGGCTAATAATCGGCTCATGGTGATCCGAAATATAGTACATATCCCGTTCACCGTAATTTTTATGCCTGTTAAACTCAGCGTCCGTATAAGTTTTTCCAAGCAGCAAATCGCCCTGATATTTCTCATTCCTGAGCATCCCTGTAATCGCCGCGGCTTTCCATGCTCTTCCTTGCTTTGACAGGATTCCTCTTTCATTTAACTCAATTGCAATCTGCCTTGATGATTTGCCTGAAAGAAACTCTGAAAAAATCCACTTTACAGTTTCCGCTTCCGAATCTTCAATGACCAGTCCGCTGGCTTTCTTCCGGTAGCCGTATGGAGGGGAGCTTACCTGGTACGTTCCGTTCTGGAAACGTTTCTGAATGCCCCATTGGTTATTTTCAGAAATGGATCTTGACTCGCTTTCCGCAAGGCTGGAAAGAATAGAGAGAAGAAGTTCACTCTCCATTTTCCCGGTATCAATGTTCTCCCGTTCAAAGAAAACGTAAATTCCTTTTTGGCTTAAGGAACGGATCGTCTCAATGCTTTCTACCGTATTCCTTGAAAACCGGCTGATGGACTTTACGATGATATAATCGATAAGCCCTCTCTCGCAGTCCTCCAGCATGCTTAAAAGGCCGTCACGCTTTGCCATTTTCGTGCCGCTGACGCCTTCATCAAAATAAAGTCCGGCATATTCCCAGTCCGTTCTTGCCTTGATGTAGGTTTCATAATGATTCTTTTGCGCTTCGAGACTTACAAGCTGTTTATCCGATTCGGTGGAAACCCTGGCATAGGCCGCCACCCGCAGTTTCCTTTTCGGATTTTCCTTTACCGCCTCAATCTTTGTTATCTTTTTCATAGTCTCACCGCCTCTCTTTTCGGTATCATATACATCACTCTAAAGCTCATATATAGCAAGTCATTTATGGCTTTATCCGCGACAAAAACGGCTGAAATGAACGGCGGTTTTTGGCCATGATTTTTTCAAATTCATCGTCTGAAACAAGACCTTTCTCAAGCAGCTTTTGAGTCAACTGTTCGGCAAAAATATAGTTGTATTCGTTCTGCATCTCTTCCTCTGACGGTTTTGGAAGGTCGTATGCTGTGATATTGCTGTCCGCGATCTGTGTTATCTTCATAGAAAAACACCTCCTACCAGGTAGCCCCGGCAGAAGGTGAAATCTGACGGTTTTAGGAAAAATATCAGTCTTTTTTATAGAAATCGCAAACATATCCATCTGCGGAAAGAACAAGTCCTTCCGCCCAGGTAGGAACACGCGCCATCTGTTCGCACAGAAACTCAAGGCTCATATCAGGATTTGCTTCAATGATTATCTCATCATGCACGTGGGCTACGATTCTGTAGCATCGAAGTGTTCTCATGGCAAACATCAATAGGTCTCTTGCTGTTGCCTGCACAATGTTTTCCACAAACTTTGGTCCGTAACTTTCAATCCTTTCCCATTTCTTCGCGGCGCCGATCCCCTCGTAGGACATGGACTCCCCTCCGAAACGGTTCTCACCCATGCGCGGTTTTACATAGGCAAGTCTGCGCCCGGAAGGAAGGAAGATGAAGAGCATTCCACTTTTATAATAAATTTCAATGCCCTTTACTTTTTCACGGCTGTGTTTTTTGATGACCCGTTTCACAGCAGAATCGACATCCCACCAAAAGCGAACTATATTAGGATTCGACTGTCTCCAGGCATTCACAAGCGGCTGCAGTTCTTCTTCGGCAAGTCCCATTTCCAAGGCGCCCATAGCCTTAAGAGCGCCGACAGAGCCGCCGTATCCAAGCGCCAGTTCCGCTATTTTCCCTTTCTGACGGAGATGCCCGTTCACACCGTGCTTTTCCACAGGAACCTTAAACATCTGACTTGCGGAAGCGCAGTAAATATCACCGGCGTTCTTAAAAACCTCTGTTCGCCAGTTCTCTTTGGCAAACCATGCGATTACCCTTGCCTCAATCGCGGAAAAGTCCGCTACATAGAATTTACAGCCGTCCTTCGGGATAAATGCTGTCCGGATCAGCTGTGACAGCGTATCCGGAATATCGTCATAGAGCATATCCAGAGCATCCGTATCGCCTAGGCGGACAAGACTGCGTGCCTGCTCAAGATCCATCATATGATTCTGCGGTAGATTTTGCAGCTGCACGAGTCTGCCGGCAAAGCGCCCTGTGCGATTGGCTCCGTAAAACTGGAACATCCCACGGCACCTGTCATCGGCACAGGTGGCATTTACCATTGCCTGATACTTCTTGACCGAAGATTTGGCAAGTTGCTGCCGGAGAGACAGAGCCTGCGATACCGCACCGTCCGTTTCATCGATAAGAGCTGCCACGGTCTTCTTTCCGAGACTATCTGTTTCCAGTCCATTGCCTGCCAGCCATCCTTTCATCTGCAACACACTGTTCGGGTTCTCAAGATCGGTCAGTTTCTTCATCGTGGCAGTCAACCTTTTGCGGGACAGTTCATCAACAGCAATGGCCTGTTCGACAAACGGCATATCCACACGGATGCCCCTGTCGTTGATCTCCTGATCGATGTGGTATTCATCCCATATCTCCTCCGGCACGGAGAACTTCGACAGTTTCTTGCATATCGCCATCTCTGTTTCCACGTCCCGGATGTTATACGCTTTATACCGCTCCCATTTCTCCATGTCATGCTCCGGCAGATTTCTCGTGCGGCCCCCGTTTGCCTTAGTCGGACTGCATGGCACGGAAAAATATCGGATCAGGTCTTTACCCTCCGTCAGCTTCTGCTTTTCAAGTCCCAGCACCGCGCCGACCCCTTCGAGAAATAGAGGCAGCCCCATATAGGCAGCCCATACCATTGAACAGCGCCACGACTCCGGATTAAGAAATCGTGCGCATTCCCTTGTGCGCGGATGATTATCATGGGACGAATCAAGGCCGATGCCTTTATCCGACAAATACCTGGAAAGGCATATGCGCTCGAACTGTGCATTGTGCGCCCATTTCGTTACAGTTTCGTCTGTCAGGGCATCCAGAATTTTCTCCGGAATCTCCTCCCCACAGGCAAGGTCGACCGTGCTCACAGGCGCTCCGTCCACACTGTATCCGAACAAAAGGACCTCAAAATCCGGACTTTCCGCATATTTGTATACGCCGCACTTTTTCAGGCTGACGGAGGAATATGTCTCGATATCAATTTCTATATTCTTCATGACGCCTCCTATAAAACCGGGCGGCGAAGTTGCCTCCACCACCCGGAACACTGTTACTCCTCAGATACTTCTTTTTGTGCCGCTTCTTCAGCGCGCCTGCGTTTCTTTTCCCTGTGATTCTCTACCGCAAACTTAATAAGAATGCTAATGTCGCCGATAAAGGAACCCATCACCGCTCCAAAGCACACCGCAAGCATCAAACTCTCTGCATATGTCATGATTTGAGCCCTCCTTAAGCCAGAAAATCATCGTCATCGAGAGTAGCGAAGTCATCCGCAGCGTTCGTCCTTCCACCAAGAGGCTCTCCATCACGCACCTTCTGAATGTTGCCCAGGCCGCATGCGATACCCTTGTTGCCGTTGCTGTTAAAAGCATAGAAATTCAGAGAGACTCGGGCATAGCAGCCAGAGTAAACCTCACTCCTTTCAAGGATCGGCTTGACTGCTCTGTCAACAATTTGGGGAGCGGTATTGGAGTTGGCGTTGATGAAGTAATGCCCCTTGTAGGCTTCATCGTCACGCTCCACATCGCCGTCACGAAGAGGCAGTTTGATAGTAGCCTTGTTTGGCTTCTTGCCTCCGAACTTGGCGATGCCTTCTTCGATAGCCGCATTAATAGCGGCATTGATTGCATTCACCGTAGCGGTATCGTCCTTCGGAATGAGGACAGATACGGAATACTTCTCCGCACCGCCGTTGATGGATACCGGCTCCCATCCGTGGAAATAAGAGAGTCTCGTGTTCATGCCTGTGATAACCTTAGTCTTGGAATTGTTGTTAGCCATTTTACATTTCCTCCTTGATTTCGTTAAATTCGTTTATGGCGTTTGTTAAGTTCATTGCCGGACGCTTATCCGTATTCGGAACCAGTGTCGGCTTGCCCGGCGGTTTATCGATGAGGCCGCCGAGAACCTCTTCAAACTTTGCTTTGCCCATCAGCTTCTGCATCTCGCTCAGTGTGACGAGCGACTTCCTATAGATGTCTTTGTATCCGGCTTCGATGGCGGCCTCCGCGACCTTCTCCTCATCCCGGTACTTTCGAACGGATCGACCCTCGACCACCTTGAATCCGTTCCACTCCTTGCCGCGGTTTACGGCAGCGTCAATGGCATAAGCTGTAATCTCGTTTGCCCACCTGGTAAGGTCAGGAAGGACGGAAAGAATCTCTTCGATCTCCGCATCCGTCAGAAGCGGCGGGAGCCGGAACTCCGACTGTGCCAATTTCAGCTTTTCTTCTGCTCTGGCTCTGCAACTGACAGCGGTACGGCAGAAGGTACACCACTCTCCGGGGAGATATTCGCCCTCGCCGTTATAAGCCATCTGCGCTTTCGGCTTCAGCACGTTCTCCGCCCAGTTTTTGAGTTCTTCTACCGGAACCGTCCATGTACTGACGTTTTCACGCCTCGGCTGGAAGATGGTCATAGACGCCTCTTTGATGTCATAGAGGGCATCATAGAGTTCCAGAGCACCCAGAGCATACAGTTTCATCTGCGGATTGTCCTCCGCCTCGACCAGAATGCCCATGCCGTATTTGAAGTCCACGATTTGCAGCTTCTCATCCGAAATGATGATGCAGTCCCCGGTGCCGAAGCCCTCCGGTACGTAGTCGGTAAAATTCAGCCGCTGCTCAATCAGGACGATGGGATCCTTGCATGTTCGCCTTGCCGCCTCCACCTGTTCTATCACGAAATCCACGTAGGCGTCAGAGCATTCTTCCATCTCATCGGAGTCGTATTCGGATACGGGACGCTTTGACCTCTGCCTTAAAGCCTTTTTCAGCTTATGTTCGCAGAGTGCGTGAGCCGCCGTTCCTTCCTTTGCGGCTTCACCGGATGTATCCTCAAATTCCAGTTCAAGCCTTGCGGACGGCAGGCAATTGAGCCACCGGTGGGCTGAGGATGCGGAAAGTACCGCGTGTTTATTCATTGTCCAGCGCCTCCGCTTCCTTAAGAACCGCTTCGTATTCCGCAGGATCAATGCCGCTTAGGCGGTCGGCTCCGTGACTCACAATAATAGCTCTTACCTCTGCCGTGAAACCTGACCGGCTCTTTTCTGCAAGAACTCCTCTAACCTTTTCAAGCGAGAGGTTCGGTTTCTTCTCCTTTGCTTTCGGAAGATTCCGCTCATCTTCTTCTGACAGACTTTCAGTTACTGTGGTACATACCGCTTGGATGCTGTCTGCAAGAATACGGATGTCATTTGTGACCTTCAGCATCAGCTGTGCTGCATTAAGCGCGAGTTCCACTTTGTTCATCAGACGCTCCTCCTTTCTCTCTTTCGCAGATTGACAGTTCGTCTACGCGGTCACCAGGGATGAGGATTGTGATTCTCCTCTTGTCTCCGAAAAGAAAACCAAGAATTTTCTCACGCACCGTCACGCTGCGGCAGGCCACGACGCCGCCCGTCTGCGGCTGTTTTGAAACACTTACCTTTAAGCTGTGCTTCATATCGGTTACCTTCTTTCCGAGGACGTATCGTTTTTATTGCCCTCTAACCGGTAGCCTTGAGAAGGGGGCAAATCTGACGTTTTACATAGCAGGAACACAAAAAAACTATTGTACCGTTTATTCCATAACGCCGGGCGATAATAAAAAAATGCCCTCCGAGGGATTTTCCCCTCGATGGGCATTCTTGCAATCATCATATGAAATTTTGTCAGAGCAGCATACCTGCTCACTTCGCCAAATGGCATCCCAGCAGCACGCCGATTACAGTCATCCATACCGTACGTTCACGGTTCATCCGCCGCCGTGCTTTCTTCTGCTCGTCTTCGTATTTCTGCAATAATTCGTTGGCATTTTTCAGCGATTCCTGCTGCTTCATCAGCAATCTTTCCGCTTCTATCAGCTGATTTCTCAATACGGTTAGCTGTTCTTTCTGCTGCTCCGATTCGCTCCCGGATTCCTTCGCTATCGTCTGCAGCCGACTCAAGTTCCTTTCTAATTGGCTGAGTTCTGATTCCGTCACCCGGTACGTCTTCTCCGCCGCTGAGCAGGCAGGCGGCTGCAGCCAAGAGCAGCAGAGCAAGCAAAAGCACAACGCTGTGAGCATGAATCCACGCTTTGCATTTGGCATACATTGTCACTCCCCCTCAGAAAAATAATCGGTGATACCACGGGCGATAGCCCTGGCAATTTCGTCTTGATTATTCATCAGCAGCTGTACATCCTCCTCATTGGAAATAAAAGCGGTCTCAACCAGTACCGCCGGCATGGCGGTTCGCTTTAGAACAATCAGTTCCGAACGTTCCTTCAGCCCGCGATCGATCGTGCCGAGACTGCCTGCCAGTTGGCTCTGAATATGCCCGGCTGCCCGTTCTGCTCTGCCGCCGAAGGAATAAACCAGGGTTTCCGTCCCCTGCGCTGATAGATTTACGGCGCTGTTGCAATGGATGCTGACGAAAAGGTCTGCATCATTGTCATTAGCTTCTTGGCATACATTTGGATAAGCAGGATTTTCTCCCGCTAAATTATCAGACTGGATAGAGCAGACCTCCACGCCTGCAGCTATAAGATACTTTTCAACCAAGGATCCAATGCTGCGGACGATGTCTGCTTCCTGCACACCGTAGGATGTATTCACGGCTCCGCTGTCAACGCCGGGATGATGACCCGGATTCAAAAACACTTTCATTAATGTTCCTTCTTTCTTATTAGTTCACCCAGTCCCTGCATAGCTTCAATGCCTGCATCGTTCAGATTCTCGATGATGCTTAAAAACTCGGTGATGACCAGATAACTGATCACGGTGGTCACTGCCCATACGGGCTTTGCAAGTTCGAGCATACAAAGGTCTGCGATGCCCGCTGCCATAGCGCAGACGATATACACGGCAATCTTGCCGATGAAGCGGTGCTTCATCACGTCAGAAGAAATCATTCCCTCGCTTCTTGCTGCTTTGATACCTTTCAACACAGCCAGAAGGTTGCTCTTTTCTCCCCTGCTCACAAGACGTCCATAGCTAATGCTCATCCAACGAGTGAAGCAATCCAGGAATACCAGAAAGGCAAAGGCATAAAAGAGAATTGCATGCCGGTGCAGAAGCCGCGCTGCCGGCCAGCTTGATGGGGAGTGCGGAAAACAGTGTTTTAATCGTACTTCCCATACCCAGATAAATTGCTTTGTAGTCCATCTTACATTCCTCCAATCAGTCGTTTTACATCAATCGCCCTGCCTTTGTATCGGCAGTTTGCCGCGCCAAGATAGGCGTTTTCTGTGGGATTGTATCTGAATTTCATCACATTCCATCCTTTGCGGCAAAGCACGGTCTGCCCGCCGTAGCTGATATATACCGGCTCTTTCCAGAAGTCAGAGATAACTGTTTCAAAGGTCAGCGTCAGCCATCCGTCTTTCAGCGTCCCCTGTACGTTCTTTATCGTCCAGCTATACTTCCAGTCCAGTTCATGGATATAGTCCATCGTGTAATGGGAACAGCCGCTGAAATCATCTGTCCGGCTCGGCAGCTCATTCATGCCGTGCAGCAGAAATGCTTTCATAAACAATGCTTCCCCGCTCTTGTCAATTTGCAGGAAACAGCGCTGAGCGAGCGTTGTAAAAAACTCACTGGGCGTCATATCGAGCGCCTGCAATATCTCGCGAAAGTTGTATAGCGCATAGGTATTGTCTGTCATGCCGTTATTGCCAAAAACGTAAGAATGGGAAAGAACAATCACGTCTATCCGCACGCAGTCATCGGGGAAGACCCGCAGGATTTGAAATTTGCAGGCGAATACAGCACCGTCGTCATCGGTAACGGAAACAACTTCCGTGAATTTGTGACGATTCACAGAGCCACCGGAGAAAATTGCGAAACCCGGATCGGTTCTTATAACATGCTCCAGGCCTACACCCAT